TTAGCATTAAAGTCATATGTTGATGAGAAAGAAATAGCATGAGATAAAGTTACAGGAAAACCAGAAACTTATGTTCCTGCAGCACACACTCATCCTCTGTCTCAAATTACAGATGCAAGAGCTCTTGCTTATAAAGACAAAATTGATGAATCAGATCTTAATTTTGATATACCTGAAGGAATTGTAGTTGATTCTTCTTTAAGTACAACTTCTGTTAATCCAGTTCAAAATAAAGTAGTTACCGAAGCATTAAATAATCGTTATACAAAGTCTGAAACTTATTCTCAATCCGAGATTGATGAAAAAATTGGTTCAGCAGGTGGTGGAGATGTAATGGCTAGTGGAAATCTTGTTTCTGATTATATCATAATTGGAGCAGGAACTAAATCTATCAAAAATTCTGGTCAGACACTTTCTAATTTAGCATTAAAGAGTGAAATACCATCTTTAAGTGGATATGCTACTCAAAGTTGAGTTACGGGCCAAGGATATTCCACCGAGAATACTTGAAGACCAGTTAAAGTTGGAAGTACAACTTTAAATGATAGTTCTACTACATTAACTATTGCTAATGGTACTGGTATTGGTCTATCATTTTCTAATGGAACTTTAACTATTACTAATAGTGCTCCTGGATCTTCATATACATTACCTGTAGCTAAAAATAATGTTTTAGGAGGAATTAAGACAGGATATACAGAGTCTGGAGGTGCTGAAATGGCCATATATGTCTTAGAGGATGGTACTGCTTATACTCTCTTAAAAGATACTACAGTTAAAACTGCTTTAGGCTTTACTCCAGCAAATGTTAATGAAATTCCTATAGCACTTCCAAACCCATATGCATTAAATGTTATTGCAGGAAGTTCAACTACAAGTTATACAGGATCTTCAGCATCTACTATTAACTTAGATAATATATTTAGTAAACAACTACCAATATTAACAAATGCTGATGATGCTGGTAAACCAGGTATTTATTTTACAAATTCAACAACTCAAGTAAATGTTGTAGCAAGAGTTACTAAAGAACAACCAGATGCTATAGTTGTTGTTCCTTCTGCAACACCTGTAGTATTTGATGAATCAACTGTGTTTTTAATGGATGGTATAGACTCATTATCTGGAGGAGCATATAAATGTTATTGTATTACTTGAATTGCAGCAGCTCAATCAGGTTTAAGAGAAGATCTTATTCTTGTTAATGGGGCAATTTATGGTTAATTATGTTAAAGATTATTAGAGAAATTTTATTAAAAATTGTTAACGATATCGATACTGGTAATTCTAATCTTAGTCCAGAAGAGTGCGAAGAAGTAATTGAATATCTTTCTGGAATAACTAATAAGAATGAAAAACTTAGCAAGTATCAAGCATGTAAATACTTAAAAGTTAGTAGAGCGACTTTTGACAATTATGTTAAGGCAAAGAAGATTCCTAATGGTCGTAAACAAATAGGTTTTAAAGAATTATTCTGATATAAGAAAGATTTAGATAAATTTATAGAAAATAATTAGTAATGAGTTACTAATTATGGATCTTTGTAATCCCCTTGAGTTGAGAGACTTAAGGGGATTTTTATTTTAATAGTAACGTTATGTTTTAGTCTTTTGCTATTGTAAATTTGTACTGTTGATCAACAAAACAAAAACAAAATGTTTAACAATTTAAGTATTTTTAATATGGCAGAAGAAAAAACTTATGTGTTCGGTGAAGGCGCAGGTAACAATGGTATTTTATCTCTTTTAGGTCCTATGCTTTCACAAAGAGGTGTAGATCCAAACGTTCTATTAGCAATGCAAGGCCGTAACAATGATAGTTTTGGAGAAGGTGGATGGTTCATCTGGGTAATTTTCTTGTTCTTCCTTATGGGCTGAGGAGGTAACGGATTTGGTAATAATGGTGCTGGTGGTTTAGGCAATCAGCTTAATAATGATTATGGTAGAGAGATGCTATTACAAGCTATTAATGGAAACGGAAATGCAATTAGTCAGTTAGCTACTACATTAAATTGCGATATTAATGCTGTACAGTCAGCTATTAATTCAGTTCAAAGTCAGATTCAGTCTGTAGGTAATCAGGTAGGTATGAGTGGACAGCAAATTATCAATGCTATCCAAGCAGGTAATTGCCAGATTGCATCACAAATTGCATCATGCTGCTGCGATGTTCGTACAGCTATTGAACGTCAGGGATATGAAGGTCAGTTAGCTACTCTGAACCAAACTAATACTCTTGGAAGTAAGATAGATCAGCAAACTACTCTTATTAGTGATAAATTTTGTCAGCTTGAAATGAGAGAATTGCAGAACAAAATCGACGCTCTGCGTGAGGATAAGTCTGCTCTTATCAATCAGCTTTCTCAAGAGCATCAAACGAATGCTATCCAAGCTTTCCAAGCTCAAACGATTGCTCCAGTGAACGCGGCTCTTCAAGACTTAAGTGCAAGACTAGGTGCAATAGAGTGTAAACAGCCTGCTACAGTAACTATTCCTTACATCCCAGCAATGGGTAATTTAGTTCCTGTAAGCTATAGTCAGCCTGTTAACTTTAGTGTCAGTCCTTATACTGCTTCATGTGGTTGCTAATAAATATATAGATTATGATTAATATTATTGATCCTTATTGGTGGAATTTAGGTCCAATACCTGTTCGAAACGAAGGACTTCCAAGAATTGATATTGGAGGTATTTATAAGTTATCCACTAATGCAGTAGCTCTTACAGAGAGCTCTGTTGATTATGGTATTAATCCTTGTTTATACAGTAAATTACCATGTGAGAGTATAGTACTGTTGACAATACACGCTGACGCGCCTACTGGTGGCGAAGATTTACCTGTATTAGTAGGAGTTCCTAGTGGAGCTTCAACAATATCGAGTGGAGACACTACAGGAAAAACTAAAATCAGTGTTGTAGATAGTCAAGGTTCTAACGTTACTGGTTCAAATGTACAAGGAAATACCCAACGTCTAGCGTATATCAATAAGAGTACGGGCGTAATAAGATTTTTAGAGTTTACTAACCCAGCAGCATCAGCTGCTTAGCAAATAATTTGTAATATATGTTTTCAAACTTAAGGCCAAATAGTCAGATATATATTTTATATAAAGACGCATCTCCACGTTTAGATGTTGGTTCTGTTGTAAGTGTTTCAATGCCTGTCCCTAAATATCCAATTCAACCGATGTTTGGACAGCCGCAAGAGATGGTTGTTGATATTACCGTTAAGGTTAATAACCAAGACGTTACATATCAAAAAATTCCAGCTAATTTAGATATTGCAGATTTTAATAACAGTAATATAGTATTATCTGATAGTAGAGAAGCGATGAATGCAGAGATTGGCAGCCTAAAACAAAAAAGTGCAGCCATTATAAGTAGTGTAGATTTCCACAAAGAAATGATAACCTGCTTTGATCGCATTTTAACAGAATTAAATCCAGAACTTGCAGAAAAACAACAGCAACAATCTGAAATAAATTCCTTAAAAGATCAAGTAGGAGAAATGTCTAAAAGTATTACTGAATTAATGGAATTAAATAGAGAATTAATGTTACAATTAAAAAAGGAGTAATATATGAGAGTGTGGGAAATTAGAGAAGGCCGCGACAGAGAAATGGACTACAGAATGGGTATGCGTGATAAGTCAGAAAAAATGGAAAAAGCTGAAAGAGAAGCATACGAATGTGGCTATGAAGACGGATACGAAAAAGCTATGGAAGAAATGATGGGAGAACGATCAGGTTATAGATCATCTTATCGTTCTGGATATCGTGGAGGTCGGTAGTTATGAAAAGAGATAGACTAGATATTAGAGACAAAATGCCTTCAGGAATGGAAGAATATCTGGCACAAAACGGATGGCATTTTAATAAAAAGCTATGTGATTGAGCTGTATCTAAAATGCGCAAAAGAGGAGCTAATGGAAAGCCTGAAGAGGTAACATTAACTCCTAAAAGCGAATTAGAGCAATTATTTAGAAACTATGGAATAAAAGTAGATAATTGTGTAGGATACGATGTAATGTATGTATACCATATGGCCAAATCAGATTTTTTTGAATCATCTATTATTAGCGAACAGTATTTATTACAGTTTGTTAAAGATTACTTAGATGATATAGATGGATATGATGGAAAGGCTCTAACAAGATTTTATGCAGACTGCATAGGCTCAGGAACTCCAATAATGTGAGAAGATATGATCTAATATGGTAGTACAGAACATTTATTTGGAGGATTGAGATTGGCACGTAACTGTATATTATGCAGTAGATACTTATTATACAGATGAAATTCTAGAAGAATTAGAACTAATAGGATGTAGTTGATCTGAACTTGTAAAAGCAGAAAATTTATTAAGAAGTAACCAATATAATATAGGAATTACCTATTCAAACTTCAAACATAAATGTTCCATTGTAGTTATTGGATTGACAACATCTGCTGAAGAATTTCAAAATACATTTGATCATGAAAAAGGTCATTTAGCAATGCATATTAGTTCAGCATTGAAAATTAAACCATATGGAGAAGAATATCAATACTTAACAGGTGAAATTGGTCAAAGTATGTTTAAAATAGCTAAAAGATTTTTATGTGATGATTGTCGTCAAAAGCTAGTCATAGAAATAAAAGAAATAGATAAAAAAGATTAATTTTTACAAGATATGCCGCAGAAATGCGGCATTTTTTGTTTATATACAATAAATTAGATAAAAATTTGTTTATTTATTAAATAATCTATAACTTTGCAAATACAAATTAAAAATATGAACTAATATGAATAAAACTAAAATGAAAAAAATTGATTTAAATGTAGCTACTCGATTAATGTTACTGATGAATCTTCCTGAGCAAGGTTCTGTAACTGAAATGATTTCAAAAAGAAATGTTCGGAAAAAGATTGACTTTTCAAGTGAGGAAGTCGAAGCATTGAAGATTGAGAATAAAGATG